CTGAACGAATATAATGCTTACTCGCATCGAAATCTTGATAAACAACTCCATCTGCGGAGACCCACAAACCTTTAATGTCTCTATCGTAAAACATGCCGCTAGGTGTACTTTCCTTAATATTTGTTCTGTACCTCTCAGATAAAAAGACATTGTCGTCTAATTGGAAATGGAATGAACGAATATTGCTGCTAGATTTATCAATGTATTCTTTTTTTAACCAATGTTCAGGGTTATCAGGGTTAGTATCGGCAAGTATCCTTGCATCAGTACCAGAACAGCGAGAAACGATTTCGGCAAACACTTCTCGTTTCGCTAGAGACGCTTCATTAATGTATGCCCCAAACGCTGTCATCCCTCGAACCGCGCCTACCCCAGATATGTTCCCGGTGTATGCCTGAACTACTTTTACCCCAAATAGTTTGAAGTTTCCATGTTTGTCAAACTTTGGATCGATGTTATACATGTTGTAAAGCTCTTGTAAAACATTTTTCTGAATAGTTGCGCTAGAAACACCAGCAAGTATATACATTGGTTCTTTGATATTCTCTCGATCAGCAATCTTACGAACCCTACGCAACTCAAACAAGAAAAGGTCGTTGTTAATTTTGGTTTTTCCCGATCTTTTTGCTCCATGTAAAAGAGCGATAAACCACTCTTGATTTACGGTCTGATTTAAAACTTCAATCTGTTTTTTAGAATAGACATCAGTCAGAGCCATCTAACTCACCACTAATCTTATTCATTAATTCGTCAAGTTTATCTTCTGTAGTCTCGTTCACATCAGAAGATTGTTGCGCTTTGCTGATTTGTGCTTCACGAAGTTTGTCTCCACCAAGGTACTTCATTAATTCACTCATGGCCTTCTGCTTGTCGTATAATTTAACTGAGACGCCATCTTTACCTTTTTTGACTTCCTGAATAAGCGTTCCGTCAACCTCATCTGAGTTTTTTAGGGCTACAAACGTTGTTAAGTAAGTTATTGGTTCACCTGTTTCTGGGTCTAACACAGGTACAGGTTTCATATTCTCATCAAGCTCAGTTTCTACTCTTGTCTGATTGCCGAACTCAGTAAAGTCGGTAATGTCTGAAAAGGCCTGCTTAACATATTCTTTTACTAAGTCTTTCGCTGTAACAAAGGTGTCATGTTGCAGTTCCCCTTTGAGCTTATGCAACTCTTCTTTAACACTAGCATTTACTAGCAGCCTGCTTCCGTTTGCATTAGCTGTCTTGTAATCAACGTCGTAAGCTTGCTGATACGCTTTTGTCGCATTGAAGTGTTGCAAATAAAAAAGACAGAACATTTTCTGTTGCTCTGTCAGATCGTCATTATCTATGACTGGTTGCAACTTTTTTTGTGTGCGCCCTTTTTCTTTTTTGTGTGCACCCTTTTTAGGTGGCGGATCACTAGCTTGTTTCTGCTTATTCCACTTCCTAGACTTCCAAGCTTTGACAGTGTTAATGGATACATCGTACTTCTCAGCGATATCTTTATACTTCATACCTTCTTGTCTGTCCTTATAGGCTAACTCCCATTTTTCCACACTAGCTCCACCACCTTTCTATATGTATTTACTGATATTCTCCTGCACATGCTCCTCTTTCCAATAACCAAACCCACAATAGACCATCTTGCACTGATCAATCTCAACCGGCGTTGCTTCCCTGGTCATTTCTACGATCGAGTACTTCGCCTTCATCTGAACAGACATCACCACCCGTTTATGTTGACCTCTCATTGGCAAAGGATATTTATTGTTTAGTGACACATACCAATAGTTTCTCATTTTTATATTCCTTTTCCGCATTGTCCTGTAAGCGTTACAATGATATAATTTCTACGTATCATCCTTTTTAAAAATTTGTTTTTCATTTGGCCGCTGCGGAAACAGCGGTCTATTTTTGTGTGCAAAATAAAAAGACCGCCTAAGCGATCTTGATTATGTATATCGTCCCCGCTTGGGACACATCGTTGAGAGGTGTACGGGGTTCTATTAATAATTAAAACTCTCACCTCAGAACGCATCTGCCTAAACAGGAATGAGAGTATTGACATTAAATTAAGCAACCTACTCCATTATGGAACCCACTGTTTATCCATGACTGGCAGATAGGAATGCTCGGTTGCTATTTGTGGGCGCTTATGTCCCGATGTTTCTTGGGCACCTTCGTCCCTATTGACGTGGCCGGGATCGAACCGACCTCATTTCCAACTCTGACAGTCAGATGCATCACCATGATGCTACACGTCAACTGGAGGAGCTACCTCCTGCAAGCTTGCTGTTGAGATTGACTAATCGGCAAGACTATCTTAAATCCTAGAGTCTACTAGTTACCTTTATCAGCTCGCTGACGATACTGATGTGGTCACATTTAAGTTACCTTTCGTCTAAGTCACTGGAGTGGCACCGCCCCACTCATGGTTGCCTAAGCATTAACCTCGCACGCATGCAACACGTCTTCTACTTCCGCCACAGTGACATAAAGACGGCATGCTCAATGTAGAAATCATTATTTCATGCCGTCAATTGTTTGCCTACTCTGTTTCCGCAAAGTGGCAGTGTAGTCAAAAAGAGAATAACCCACCAAGCTAGACGTTTGTATGTTAAGAGGTATAAGAAGAAACTTCATGCCAATAAAGTTAATTTGAGTCGTCTGTTTGATGGATTATTTAAAACTCTCTGATAATACAATTATATAGGGGTTGACAGTGACAAAACTACCCACTTTTGTGTCATTTTAATTGATTTCCCCAATTCGTCTTCCAAAATCAAGTAAAATTTTCTGCCGCAATCGATAAATAGTCTTTTGAGCATATCCATGTTTTTGACCAAAACTTACCCAATCCATCCAACTATCTTCACCCCAGTATTTAAGCTCCATCAGTTTTCTAATATCAGCGCTCTGACTTTCTAAAGTCTCCCTGATACACTTCTT